TGACATCGATGTCTTTGTTTTTGAATTGCGTGATTAGTTTGGAAGAAATCTCAACATCATAATCGCCAGGCAGGATCTTAAGATTTCCAATATTTAGGATAAAGTTAAAAACAGCATCCTCCTTAAAGTCACCATCAATATCGATTGAATACGAGTTTGAGGTGTAGTTCTGGCTATCAACCACAGAAAGACTTAAGATACCATCTTTGCCAGAAATAGATAGTTCACTATGACCAAGAGTAGATGCTGCACGCTTAAGCTTATTTAATGTATCATTATCAAGCACAAACTTTAGATCTGCTTCAGGCATAGTAATGTCTTTTTGTGGGGTTGTCAAAGTATCTTCAGAAGAGAAGAAGTATTTGACTTTTGATCTACCAGTTGAATCACCGACAGTAACATGCTCATCATCAAATTTTAGACGAGGAGTATCTACCAATGATAATACACCGATAAATTCATTGAGATCGTAGATCCCAAATTTCTTTGTAAATTCTTCAGTAATATTAGCTCGAGCTAATACATTTCTAGCTTCACTAATTGTCTTCAAGCTTTGACCTTGGTTAATAAGAATGTTCTGATTAATGCCAGAAAAATTCTTAAGGACTTGAAGAGTACCGTCACTTAATTCCATAATATAACTCCATGTTTCATTATTAGTATATTATAATACAGTTCCATAGGAATGTACACAGTTTTATTTGATTTTACTAAAGTTTTTCTCTTTAATAAATTCAATCTTAGAATTAAATTTTCCATCTAAGATTTCACCTTTATGCGAGATAACAAATATATTGGTATCACTACCTAAAGTATTTAAGATCTTTAACAGATTTTCAACACCATCATGATCTAGAGAAGAATCAAATGTCTCATCAAGAAGCAATAGATTAGTAGCTACTGAATTTTTCATTTTAGCAATTTGTCTCCACGTAAACAGAAGAGCCAAATCAATTCTTTGCTTTTCTCCTTCAGAAAATGAATCATACGTAAACTCATCGCGATGACGAGATCTGATTGTTTCTTGAAAGCTTTCGTCTAAATCAAAGTGTACAAAGAAGTCAAGAACTTGTAAATATTGATTAACGAGTTTATTTATCACAGGTAAATATTGTTTAATAATTTTTGTCTTAATGCCAGTGTCTTTTAACATTTCAGTTATAACACTATTATAAGAATATTGATCAGAAAGTTTAAGCTTTTCTTCTAGTAAATTATCCTTTTCAGTTACCAGTATTTCTAATTCTTCTTTTGCTTTATCTAAATCGGCTACAGCAGATCCTGTATTTTCTTCATCTAATTTACGAATACGTTCCTGCAATCTAGTAATTTGCTGGTTATTTAGATGAATTGCAGATTGTTTTTCTCTTATATCATTTAGTGATTCATTAGCGTTTTCTAAATTAGTTTCAACAGAAATAGATTCCGCTTGAATTTTTTCCATAGCGGAAGTAAGTTCTTTTGCTTTAGTTTTAGCAGTAAAAAGCTTTTCTTCTCTTAGCTGCTCGCTAATAGATTGTGAACATGTTGGACAATTTTCATTGTCTTCATAAAATTTAGCATCTTTAACTACAGATGACATCTGCTGTTTAAATTGTGCAGAATAATGTAATAAAGATTGTCTTTTATCGTGTAAAGAATTTATTTCTTTCTCGATTGGACCCTGCGACTTTTCAATGGCGGAGGAGAGTTCTTGGTTTTCGGATTGTAGTTTTTCTGACTCTTCTTTACTTGATTGTATTTCATGTTTGTTTTTTGATATGTTTGCATTTGTTAACTCCTTAACATCTCTAATATATTTATTATGAGTTTCAATTGCATTTTTAGATAGGTCTAGCTTATATGTAATATCCTTAATTATATCTTTAAGTGTACTATTCTTCTCTTTCAGTAACGTATTCATCTTTGAAAACACATTAATATCCAAAAGATCCTCGATCACATCACGGCGGTGACCCGTGGGTAGTTGCATAAACGGTATGAAAGAGGAGGAACCTAATACAACAACCTGATGAAATGACTTATGATTAAGTTTCAAAATGTTTTGTTCGAGGATCTTTTGGTATTCTTTAGCATGAGAAGACTGATTGATCATCGTATCATTTTTCCAAATCTCAAAAAGATTTGGTTTTAATCCACGTACAATTTTAAAAGCAGATTTCCCAATACTAAATTCAACCTCAACAACGCATGCTTTTTGATTAATACTATTAAGCAACTGTGGCTTATTAATATTACGATGTGGCTTGCCAAACAGAGCGAATGAAATGGCATCCAACATAGTGGATTTACCAGCACCGTTTTGGCCTACAACTAAGGTAGACTTAGAGCTGTTGAGATCAATTTCTGTAAACGTATTACCAGTTGACAGAAAATTTTTATAACGAATTTTTTTAAATTGAATCATGCAATTTCCAGAGCTTGAGCCTCTGTCATAAGTTCACGCATTTGGACTTTAATTCTATCTTTATCCAAATCAGTATCTACACTTTCAATATAGTCATCAACTAATTGACTGGTATCATCAAAAGCTAGTCCTTCATCTTCTACGTTTTCGCCTATAAACTCATTAAAGTTTTCGGCAATTTTTAATTCATGAATATCTCTATTCTGAATTCTATCAATAAAACGATCAAATAAGAAGGTATCAGATTTATTTACAACGACAACTTTGACAAATTTTTTATCTAAATTACTAACATCATAGTTATTATAATCTATTTGCTCGTCATTGTACACAATTTTTTCAAATAAAGTGTAAGGATTATGTATTTTTTGTACTTCGCGTGTTTCGGTATCTACGATATGAAAATACTTTTTATCTCCAGCATCTGACCAGAAAAATTCCATTTGACTGCCAAGATACCAAATATTGTCTTTACGAGATCCAACATGAAAATGACCGGTCATGACTAATTCGAATTTACTAAAAAGCTTATGATCCATGCCACCGTGACTTTGTACGCCTTTCATCATATCAAATCCGCTTAATTCTAAATGTGCACCTAACCAATCAGCTTTACAATCACGAATAAAATTCATCGATCTTTCATAATTGTCATTACAAATCCATGGAAGTAAAGCTAGCTTAAGCGAACCATATTCCATTACAGTAGGCTCCATCACTATATGAATCTCGTTCATATAGTGACCTAAACATTCTTTAAGAGAGTTTAGTTCATTAGTATTTTTGAAGTACGTATCATGGTTACCTGGAATAATATCCATTCTCATGCCACGTTTTCTTAATTCATTTAGGAAATGTTTACGATTGTGGTTTAGAGCTTTGAAATTTACAAACTTACGATGATCATAATAATCACCTAAGTGTACTATCTGCTCGATACCTTGTCTTTCACATTCTGGAAAGAAAATTTTATCGTAAAAGTCTTGTGAATTATTTAAAAATATTTCTGAAGAATTTCTAATACCACAATGTGTATCATTCAGAATCGCTAATTTGGGCATCTAAACCTTGCTCCACCTTTTTCATAATAACATAATCTTCGTGGATAACCCATTCAACGGTGTCACCAACTTTAAGTTTAAGGTCGGACAATATTTCATCCGGAAAATTAAAGACTACGTCTTCACCATCTTCCATTAATGTTGTTGTATATACTTTCATTTTAAAAACTCACCTAAGTCTGAATCTACTGATCTAGCTTTTCTTTTTTTCTTCTCTTCTTTTACATATTCTTTTACTTCAAAATCTTGAAGTTTTACCTTTTCAATTCTATCACGAAGATTATCAACAAAAGCACCGACAACTTGATTTGTCATGTCGTCTCCATGTTCATTGTCAACAAAGTTTTCAATACCAGATTTAGTTAGGTATTTCATTTTGATGTCTTGTTGTTTTTTCTCTTTTGCGATTCTACGTAAAAACGCATACCATGTAATTTGAGTAAAATATGCAAACGCGTTTGGTTTACCTGTTCGAGTTGCTGCTTCTAAATTATAGTTGAGAATGGCCTTTAAACAATTTTCTACAGCATCCATTACCATTTCTTCGCGGTATGTATAGCGAATAAAATTAGATTTGTGAGACAAACCTTCAGAGATCCGAAGAAAACACTGAGCTATATAATCTGGTACTTTAGGAATTTCTGTGTTGTTTTTTTGGCATTCATTAACAACAGTAACATAGTCAACCACGGCTTGAGAAAACTCTGCGTTGTTTACGTAATGTATACTTTGTTTTTTTTGTCGAGCCATAACGCTTCCTTTCATTATGTATATTATACAACAAATTAGTAGAAAAGTACACTAAATTAAAAATCTCTAAGGGGAAAAATTAACAGTGTACTTTTCTGCCAAACAGTATATAATAAATTATGGTTTTTTGAAGAGGGTAGTATACAAATTTTTTAATGCATCTTAGGCTTGAATTTAACAATGTTATCACCATCAGAAAAAGGGCCGTCAGAATCATCGTATGTAATTTCTTCATCTAAACTTAGTGAATGCATATATTGATCAAATTCGTCTTCATCTAATTCTTCTGCGGCCTTTGCAACTTCATCTAAGGGAAAATCTTTTTTATGTATATCATTTGACAATGCTAGTACACTAGTCATATATTTGTGAATTACTTTATCAGCAGGATTCATTTCACCAATGATATGACCTGAATTAATAGTTTGCAATTCATCCGGATCATCATTAAATAACATCCATGGTCTAAAGGCAAAAAATCTAACACCTTTAGCAAAATCTTCTACATTTATAATTTTTAAGGCGCGCCTCACTATGATATTAGACGATTCTTCGTCATCCCATTCGACAACTTCACAAATAATTTCATCGTCATTCGTAAGTTTAAACTGCTTTATTTCACCGGTCATATTTCTACCCTATAGGTTTTATGAATGAATTTTTCTGTATTGTATATTTTTAAGCGTTCTTCTGAATGGACAAGAGCGAAATTAATTCTGTTCTTCCAACTAATATTATCTATAATGTCATATAGATTTGTTTCTTTATTATTGTCGCTTTTTCGCAATCCTCTACCGATACTTTGCAGTACTCGAATTTGTGATTTCGAAGGTGAGGCGAATATAATATTGTGTAAATTTCTAATATTAATGCCAGTAGAAAAAGTACCAAGAGAAGCCACAATAATGGCGTCATTTTGTTTTTCAACGATACCTCGAATAGCTTCGCGATCCGAGGTATCTGTACCACCGGACACGAAAAACACTTTACGATTTTCTTGTGCCTTTTCTTCTATTAAATTAAATAAAGGTTTACCATGTTTTTCAACATAGTTATATAAGACTAATGTATTCCCCTTTTGATCAAGAGCTAAGTTCCGAATGAATTTATTCCGGCCCACATGTGATACAATGTGCTCGATTTCATCCTGATATGTTCTCTTACCAAACTCTTTACGTACTTTCTCTGCATAGTTAAGTACGATACGTTTAATGTTGAGCTTGGCGAGAGTATTGTTATCTTGTAATGCTTTTGTTGTGGTAACCTTATAAGTTCTACCGAACAAACCTTGTAAGACCAACTCATGTGTTTGAGCTCCATCAAGGGTTCCTGTTGTGCCATATCTATACTCCGCTTCTTCGGCTTTATTCATGATAGACATAAGTGATTTTGATTTAAATCCATGACACTCATCACCAAATACAGCACCAAATTGCTTAAACCATACTTTAGGTAACTTGTATATAGATTGCCAAGTACTAATGATAATTCTTTTATCCGTATTCTTATCTTTACCTGAATATATTCTGTGTACTAGATTATCTGAATCATAACCATATTCTTTAAAATCATTAAACATCTGTTCTACTAATGATGTAGTCGGAACAATAATCAATATATTGTTAGAATAATTTTCTAAATACCATCTCAGGAGAGCATATATGATAAGACTTTTCCCTGATCCTGTTGGAGCTAAAAGAATTGCTCTTTTTCTGGTGATAGCTTCACCTACACAGTCAAACTGATAGTCTCGCATCGGAAAGGGTAAGGATATACACTCAACGAAGTCCAGCAGTGCCTGAGGGCTGATTTCATTTCTTTCGTATGGATCTCCATAAGAAGATGATTCAGTCTCAATAAGATACTGTCTATCTCTTGCAAATTCTTTTAAGTGATATATTAGACCTGCAGGTAATTCTCCAGTCATGATATTAAAAAGTCGTATTTTGCCATCCCATAAACGATTGCGATATGCCGGCATAAACTTATAACCAGGAACATAAAACGAAAAAAACTCGTTTATTTCCTGAGCAGTACCGCTATCACAATTAATCCATAAGTTGGCGTGACTTAATTTCCTGACTCGAATTGTTTCCACTTAATCATATTTCCAATTGTCTGATGTCGCCAAGTAACGTTGTTAATTATCTCTGTTACTGTATCTATAACATTTTTATAGTATTGTATTCTTAATTCTGATTCTTGAATTTCTGGATCTGAATCATAATAATAATCCAGCTCACCTTTAAGTATTTTAAGACCGTCAAAAGGATCAGCCTCCCAACCAAGGGCCTCAACGGTTTCTTGATCCATCTTACCATTATAGTAAAGCCATTTTTGTTTCAATAGTTTCTTTTGCTCAAACTCAGATTTTTTGAGTTGAAGCTTATAGGTTGATAAAATTTCTAGATATTTGGCATGCAACATAGGTGCTAGCCGAGAAGATTCATCTAATTTACTATTATCAATAATACAGTCTTTAGCCCACATTTCGTGGATGCTCTTCAAATCAATCATAATTACTCCATAATATAATGTTATTTATCCTGCCAAATTCTTAACTACCGAGATAGATGGACTACCATCTACGTTAGTCGTGTATGTTGCTCCTACCAATTCAAAATAAGAAAATCTAAATGAAGCTCCGAAAGTAATAAATGTTTCTCCACCAGCAGTTGATTCAAACTGAATATCAGTAAGAGCTGTTGGAATACAATCTATATATCTTACTTGTTTAGTTTTATTATTATGACTGGACAATATAGTTAAGGTCATATCTGCTGTAGTTGGCGGCATGATGCCGGCTTGATATGATGGCACTTCTACTTGATCTAATATTCTGCGCATCCAAGAATACATTTCATCATATGACTTCATATTTTCGTCTAATAGAATATTAGCCTGTAATTCATTAAAGGTTAATTTATCTCCAACAAACGGGACATTTTGTAATTTCTTATAAGGAACTTCTACAGCATTAAGCATCATACCAGGATGTACAAAGCTTTGACAGAAAAATTCTAAATTCGGATAATTTTTACGATCAAGCGATATCTTGAATGATGTAGGCTGTAAATAGTTAAAGTTATCTGTTAATTCTGCCACGTCATGTACCTCTACTTCCAATTGGTTTACAAATGTATTCTATAGAATCCCAATCTCCATCAGTAGGTATCTTCACATATTCTATTAGCATTTCATCACAATGTTCTTTAGTTGCAAACCATTGAACGTCTTGTTCTACACAAGTTGAGCCTAAGCATGCGGTAAGTAATATATGCCATAAAGTTTCCATACATCTATTTATATAAGTTTCACATAAAAAAAGAGCAGCCGAAGCTGCTCTTAAGTTTATTATTTTTAGAATTAAGCGCCGAGGATATTGTCGACACGGAAAATTCTGTAGTACTGGTTATTTCTAACAGTAGCTGACAGATTATCTTGTGGGGTGCCACCAACAAATGGGTTAGCAACCATACCATAGCGAGTCTTAAATCCAATTTTCGGCTGGAATGTTTCTTCACCGACTGCACGTACCATTGTTAATGGAACGTATGGGCAATAGAACAGACCTGCGTCATATGGGTTAGTACCTTTATAGCCAACGTTTACATAGTTAGCTGTTGCATACGGGTCAATATAGACTCGTGTACGACCGTTAAGTACACCAGCAAATGTGCTGCCTGTGTCATCAACGTTAAGGCTTGTAGAAAGTGCTGGTGTATAATCCAGCATACCAGCTGCTGAAAGTGCAGAAGCTACGTCAGACGAGCAGACCATAAAGTTACCTTTACCTCTACGTGTCTGTTTAGCAATTGTGTTACACTCACGCTCGATCTGAAGAATCAGACCTTTGAACTTCTCAACTGACCAACGACCATCTGCATCTGTCTGTACGTCGAAGATACCGTTGACAGCTGTGTTAGATGTTGATGCACCAGTTCTGGCTTGTGCATTAATTGAGCGAACAACTTCACGGTTGATTTCAGCCATGATTTCTGTTGAAAGAATATTAGCCAGCTCTGTTTCAGCATCTAAGCCATGAATAGCTTTAAGATCCTGTGCCAGTTCCAGAGAATATTCAGCTTTCAGTGCACGTGACTTGGCAGTGACTGTTGCTTTCTCAATGGTAAAGCCCATTTCTGCGAAAGCCTCGGTATTATCGCCAAGAGCTTCAGCTTCAGCTGTTGTATATGCATCACCTGCATAAGGACCGGTGCGCTGATCATCAAGGTTAGAGTCTTGAGCAGCTGAATCGATACCAGAAAGACCTGAAGGACCATCTGTACCGTTTCCAGTTGTAGCTGAATCGCCAGAAAAACCAACTGCTGCTTCGTTAAACAGTGCTTCATCACCATCAGAAACACCAGCTTTAGTTGTACGATACTTAGACTTCATCGCAAAGATTAAGCCTGTTGGACCAGACATTGGCTGTACACCGCAGATGTCATATGCCATAAGATTTGGCATAGCACGACGTACGAGAGCAATTAAGACTGGGTTCCAGTTAGCAACACCCGAACCTGTGTTCATTGTTGGTGCGGCTTCGTTCATTACTTGCTCTTCACGAAGAGCAATTTCTTGGTTTTCCAGAATTGCAGCTGTTACTGCTTTTCTGTGATTATCTTGGATAGTGCCTGCAGACTCTTCGTTGAGTACTGGGGCCCATTTTTCCATTAACTTATCGTAAGATTGCATTTTGGACTCCTAAATTACGATTGTGTTGCTTTTAAAGCAGAGATATACTGTGCCATTGAGCCAGAGGATTCTACGATATCATCGCTTTCATCTGTATCAATATCAGCTGTCTCAACGTTTACTGACTCTTTAGTAAAGTATGATTCTTTGACAGTAGCTACTTTCTTAGAGAAAGTCTCTTCATCGTCGAAGTCTACATCTTCTACTAAAGACTTAAGTTTTGCAATTTGAGTGTCTGCAAGGTCTTTTGAATGCTCAGCAATAATTGCATCGCGCTTATAAGACTCTAACTCTTCTGCCATTGCGATTGCGTTACCAGTTGTGCTATTGAGTTTTTCCTCAAGCTCTTCAACTGTTTCAGCGAGTTCGTCAACAAGATCGATCTTGGACTCAGGAACTTCGATGTATGACTCTGTGAACAGATCTTTCAGATTGTTCATGAAGCCTTCAGCGATTTCCGTACGGAGACCAGTTTGAATTGCTAACTTGTTGTCTTCCATCCAGTTTTCAACTACGTAGTTAAGATAGCTGTCTACTTTCTCTACGAGGTCCTCTTTTGTAGAATTGATTTCTGCATCGAGTTCTTCGTTGTACTTTTCTTCAAGACGATCAATTTCCTCGGCCAGTTTTGACTTGATAGCTGCTTCGAAAATTACCTCTGCCTTAGCTTTGAAGTCCTCTGAGAGAGTAGCTTCTTCGTTAACTAATGCATTAAGGTCTGCAGAGAAGTCTGCTTCATAGTTGAGCTCAGGAGCATCTACTAATTCACCTTCTTCTTCTGTGCTTTCAGCCATCAACTTTTTAAGTGCGACAGCCAGATCCTCTTTTTTCATGCCAGCCATTTTATTATAAGCTACATTAATCATACCAGCTTTTGTACCAGGCATTTTAGGCATTGGATCTTGTTTTGTTTGATCACCCTTACGCTTTGGAGCAGTCTTACCGGCATCTTCTGCTTTATCAACAGAAGCGATAGACTGTGCTTCAGCGTTTTTCGGATCGTGAGCTTCTTCCACGACTTCGTTGTCATCATCGTGGAGTTCAACTTCCTGATTGATTTCAGTCATCTAATTGACTCCTTATACTTTAGATTTGACCAACGAGAGGAAATTCTTAAACTCACGAACCTGAGTCTCATAGAGATCAGCGCGTGGAGCTTTGATAATTTCAGTCTCCATTTTTTCAATTGTTTGAGCTTCGATAATGCCATTGTTCCAAACCCATTCTACGCCTTCCATAATTCCATTAACAAAAGCGCTAGGTGCAGATGGATCTTGTACGATATCAACGGCGTTGAGGAGAAAATCTGGTTTCACAACCATTGCTCCCCCACTTTGCTGCAAACTTCCCATACCACGAGTCGAAACACCCAGATTGACCCCGCCTTCGAGAAGACCTTTTACAATCTCACCCATAGGAGTATTCAAAATGCGTGCCTTGCCCACAACATCGTTCCCTCTCCAATCGAGGGATTCAATCTTGTGAGAAACTTTATCTAAATTAACAGTCGGTCCTTCAGGGTGATTTAATTCACCAACCGCACGACCTTTAACGACTTGTTCTGTGTTGTACTTATCAACAGCAGATTCCATTACGTCACGCGGATATATCCGACCGTTACGATTCTTTGTTTCTGCTTGCATAAAGATACCTTCAATAGAATATGATTTCTTACCATTTTTTTCTTCGGTAAGAATCTCTAAATTATCTTCGGTATATTCTGCAATCAGTTTCATTTTACTTTACCTGTTTAACGTATTCCATACCAGCTTTTTTAGCAATATTGAGATTAGGATATGTGTCAAGTTTTTCCCTATCAATGTAGGTAGTAAACTTACCTTTTTCTTTATGCACCATTACTTCAATACCTTTTACTTTAGTATCGAATACATGCTCACCAGGCGGCATGCCTTTTCGTAGCGCCTCTCTTATTTCTAAAAAAGTTTTCATTACTCTTCTTTGCTATTATTTATAATTTTATTATTTTCTACTCATATTAATATTTAGCTGTCAACATCTTCTTCATATTCTTCTTCCGCTTCATCGCCGACCTCTGCCTCATCGTCAGATTCATACTCTTCACTATCTTCGGCATCGGCTTCTTCATCAGCTCTGTCATCATCGTCTGACTCAAAGTCGAGATCGAGTTGTTCGTCTTCTGGTTCTTCTCCATTGAACATTTGCCCCGCTAATGCAACTTTAGCCTGATCTAATAGATCAGCCATCTTGTCATTCATCATAGTGTCAAACACTTGATTAGCTTTATTGAAGTCTTGATCAAGAGCATTCTGAATTAAGTCTTTTGTAAGTTCACTCATAATTTTTTACCTTTTTAATATTGTTGTCCATCGCCTTCGTTAAGGCCAGTAACACCACCCATATCTCCTACATCTGATGTAGAGCCTTCGTTTGCCCACACAAATTTTTCTATACTTTTATAATTACTAGTCTGTGCACCTATGTAATATCCAGCAGTTGTAGAACTACTAACAGCAATTTCTGATACACCACCACCTGATGAGTTAATAGTTCCTGCTGTTGAAGCTGTTGCATCACTTGCGAATAAATGTTTTTGGATATTACTACCAGCAGACATACGTGAGAAATAACCAGCAGTTGCGTCATTTGTTGCTACTCCGTATTGACTAGTGCCAATATCACCTACAGAACTTCCAGTAACACTAGTTGAATGCGCAAATTTTTCTACTTGATTATCCATACCGTGACCACAGATATAAGTATGGGTTGTACTAGTAAATGCTCCTCTACCAGTTGTATTTTGAGCAAGATCACCAACATCTGTAGCATTGCCGTCAGAACTAAATGAATATCTTACAATATCTACTCGTCCTGGGCCTGTATTTGCTCCCGCATGATAGCCATGAGTAGGTGATGGTCCACCTTTACGATAATAATATGAGCCTGTATCATCTCCAACATCTGTAGCATTTCCACTTGAAGCCATAGCAAATTTATCAATTATATTTGATGATGCATATCCTGGTCTAATATAACCACCAATATAATAACCATGTGTAGAAGAGGAGTTACTACCTCCTAGCTGTCTTCCGACTGTTAAATTACCAATAGATGATGTTGTTGATTCATTTGCAAATGAAAATCTACCAATACTGTTATTTGAGTTTCCGCCTGGAGCAAAGCCACCTGTAGCAAAACCATATGTAGATCCTTGAGCTTGTGTCGGAGCAATTTCACCTAAACCTAAGGTTTTAGTATTTTCAACTAAGTAATATTTAGTAGCTGCACTGTCCCAAACATAAAGTTCGTTAACTTCGCCTAACCAATGCAAAGATCCATCACCATGATCGGTAGTACTTGCTAAAAGTAATCCGCCAGAAGAATCATAATCGTAAGCAGTAACACCAGGCGGCGCATCTAGTGCACCACTACTATCGATAGTACCACCGCCAACTGCGGCAGCAAGTGCTTTAGCTAAATCTCTATTAATAGACATTGATGATCCCCTTAAATATGGTCTTCTATGATTTCTTTCAGAGTTTCAAAGGCCTCACTGTCTTCCATCATTAACTTTCTCATAATCTCAACAAGCTCGTATCGTTCCATTTCCTCGAGCTTGCTCGCAATCATTTCTTCCATTAGCTATTAGTCGCCACAAATGCATCATACCAAGCTTCAACCATAGCTGTAACTTGATCATTTGTCATGTTGTCCTCTGAAATCTCACCATCGTCGGTCTGTACTTTCATTGGATTAGCCGCATGCATACCAAGTACACGTGTTACCATTTCAGCCTTTGTGAGCTCTTCAATTGTATCTGGAACCCAATACTCACGATCAGCTTCAGCTTTTACCCAACCTACATATGTAAAGTCAGCTGGATTATACCAATGACCACGATCTTCAACGTAGCCTGGGATTACATTTCTTCCTGTTTCAGAAATTTGAAACTTATATTCGATTACTGGCATTATTCTTCTCCTGTTGAATTACCTAGTAGCGCTACTTTTTTGTCCATCGTAATTGAACCAATATACTCATTTTTAAATCCTTGAAGATCCATTCTTACTTCATCAACTTTATGTCGATTGGCAAGCTCTTCTACGATTTCATCAACAAAAGTATAAAGACCTGAAACATCCCACGAATCTTGTTCAGCCTCACTCTTTACATAATTTCTTAACACGTTTTGCATCTTTGTTGGATTAATACCAATCTGTTCAAGATACTCTTGTTCGCCTTTAGTAATAGAACCGCTTTGTCTAATATCACGAATACACTGCACAATACTTCTCTTCATATGCGACTGTGTTTCTTCTGCTTCAACATCCTCTTCACTAAAGTCAGAAACTTTTTCTTTTAACTGTTCATATAATTCATTAAGGGCTAAGAGATCTTTCATAGCACCTTCAATAGCTGTTGAGCTTTCTGCGAGCCCTTCTTGAAGTTGAGCCAGCTTTACTTTTAAATCAACCTCTCTCCAATATTCTAACAATTCTGGATTGCGAAGCTCTTCTTCAATCTTCTTAATCTTAATTTCATTTTGTACATGTTTCCATTTGGCTTCATTAAGTGCGCCTTTTTTACGAGAGATCTCAGCTGAGATTTGTCTCATATTTTTCATAGGCGACAACCAACTTAAATTTAAATGTCTCCACATCCATTGTGTATGACTATGATTCCAAATAGATTGTAAATCGTTTGTATTCTGAATAGCTAAATCAACTTTTTCAGAATTTTCTTTAAACGTTAAACCTCCAAAACTTTCTTTAGCTGCTAATGAACCTTTACCAAATACGTCATTCATAGATACACTAAATCCACTGATATCGCGGGTAATATCTAAATCATTACGAAGGCGTTCAAACACTGCAATTTCAGTTTTCTTATCTTCACTTTTCTTCGACATAATATCTCCTATGTCTATATTTATACAAAAAACTATTTAAAACGATTTGAGCCATGAACCCAAACAACAATAACCCATCTTTCTCCACTAGTTACAGGAGAAACGCGATGTAGTAAATAGCTAGGGAAGAAGGTAATAGAACCTTGTTCGTCAACAGCTTTCATTTCATTTCCATTATTATTAATCTCTAAATTTCCGCCCTCGTACACATCACGTTCTGTGAGTGGAATTGACAGAGAAATCTTTCTTGTAGCAGCATTGCCTTCGCCGCAATCAATATGCCAATCATAATGACCATTCTCAGTAGACTTGTAATGCAAGAGCTGTAAAGAATGAGTAATACCTAATAGATCAAATTTATAAAATTCTGAATTAGCGACACCTACAGCTGTAGCAATCTTGTCGAAGATCCACTGTGTTTCATCTGTTAACTCAATATGGTAAGTATCAACAGATCTAACTTTAGGATCATAGGTTCCACCGTCTTCGCCTGTACCTACAGTTGACTTTACTGGATATAACTTTTTATTTTGATCTAAAATCTTTTGACATTCAGCTGAACTAAATGTGTGCTCAGGTTTAAATCCACTATGATAGGTTGCAGCACCTGGGAAAATATCGTCGCACGTACGAATCATAACACCGTCATTAATAACGGATGCTGTCATCTCTGGTTTAACAGGTTGTTCTACTGGTTTATCTTCGAACTTACGTAATGTGCTTTCTTTCTTGTCTACACCAAGTTTCGTGCGCCCATCATAAGCATGATCTGCATGTGGACCATTAGCATCTACGTAATGTAAGAATACCTGCACTTGCCATTTACCTTTATATTCAGGTCTCCAATGATTTAACTCATTGCCATGGTACATAACAAGATCACCAATATTAATATCAATTGGTGTGCCTACAATATCATCATCGTCTTTGCCGAAGTAAATAGGCCAAATACCAGAACCAGGATCGAATCCGAGAGTCATTGTGCCAGAAATTTCACATGAAGGCCTGTCTTTATGCTTTACAAGTGTTTCGCCTGGCGCATAGATTCTAGCATATGTGTATGCTGGTAGAAGCTCAATACCCAATTGATTAGATAATGGACCTGCCAGAGTTTCCAATAGAGTATCAAATACTGGATCTCCATATACGCTATCTGATAATGGACATTGAGGATCTTTTACTAATTTACCGGCATCTTGTAAACCATACATATGGGTCGTAAGTGCTTTACAATCCTCACGTGATATTACATTAGAAAGGTAGATATATTTTTGTTGTTTAAAGTGTTCTGCTGCGCTCATGATAAAACCTCTGGATAAAATGCTTTATAAAACCATTCGTAGTTATCTATAACTCTGTTATGAAAGTCATCTGATAGTACACGCTTAGGTTCAGACCAAGGAACCATTTGCTGTTTGACTTGGTGATCTGTTTTTTCAAAAAAGTATGCGTTATCGTGTTCATACATTTCTGATTGTTGAATATTTTCAAGATTATGGAAGTAAGAATCTATACCAAGAAACTCGTATATGCGATTAATCATAAAGACTGGCTCTTTAAGAAAATCTTCGTATCGTACAAATTTAATATCTGAATTAAACATTTCCATATATCGTGGAAGTGAATTGCGTAAAGGATCAGAAAAAGAATTAAATGTTGTAAAATGGTAATTATATTTTTCGTCTTCACACATTGTAGCATAGTTCCGGCCTTCATTATCAACAGTATGAAGAGCCTTTAGCTTTGAGTTTACTCGATCAAAGCTCTCTACAATATCTCGTAGGTCTCTAATCATTACAATATGTTTGGAATCTGGAAAGAGATGATGTGTCCGTGTCCACTCGCGTGACTTGGAAATAACAATAGGTTTTTCTGTAAGAGCTGTGTACCAACCAGTAGTAGCACCTATTGCCATTCCGTAAACAGCTTCATCTGCTTGCTTAGCAGACATAGCCTGAAACTTTTCTTTAGTCCTAGACTTTTGCAAAATATTAGAGTCTAGGATTTCTGGAAACGGATCCGTAGTAGTAGTAAAAATATTAGGATTTTGTTGGAGTATATTCATCAAAACTGTAGAACCAGTTCTGGGAAGTCCACCACAAAAATGCAATTGTTTCATTATAAATCTCAAAAATTAAT